ATTTAAAGCAACAAACGATCAGCGCCTTGCAGAAATCGAAAAGAAAGGCGATGCCGATCCGTTGGTTGAAGCCAAATTGTCAAAGATCGAAGCCGATCTAGACCGCTTTGAAACTGTAAACCAAAAGCTGGTTCAGCAAGAAAAAGCTTCCGAAGGTTTCGCTGAGAAACTTGACGGTATTGAAACCCTCTTGAAGCGTCCAAATTCTGGCGTTGAAACCAAGAGCGTTGATATTGCTGTTAAGGCTTGGGATACTTTCATGCGTAAAGGCAACGAAGGCTTAGATGCCGACGAAGTTAAAGCGCTGACAGTTGGAACAGCCGCCACAGCGGGTAACTTGGCACCAGAGGAATATGTTGCTGAGTTAATCAAGATCGTAACTGAAATCTCACCAGTTCGTTCTGTTGCTCGCGTTCGCGCTACAACCTCCAAAGAAATTGAAATCCCAACAAAGGATGCAAATTTCGCGGCGGCTTGGACTGCGGAAACTGGCACACGCTCAGAAACCACTGGATATTCAACAACCTTGAACACTATCGCCACTCATGAGCTTTACGCTCTGGTCGATATTTCTTCAATGTTGCTGGAAGATAGTGCTTTCAACATGGAAGCCGAAATGAACCAAGAGTTCGCAGAGCAGTTTGCCAAAGGCGAAGGCGCAGCGTTCATTTCTGGTAATGGCACAAACAAGCCAACAGGTATCACTAACGGGAACACCGTTGCACACACCGCCACAGGTGCAGCATCAGCGGCAATCTCTACCGATAACCTGATGGACTTGGTGCATGGCTTGAAGTCAGAGTATGCGGCAAACGCTACAATGATGTTCAACCGCGCAACTTTGGGCATTATCCGTAAGCTGAAAGACACAGCGGGCCAGTACATTTTCCAAACTGGTTTCTCTGGTCAGTCTGGCGCTCCAAACACAATCATCGGTATCCCATATGTGGAAGCCCCTGATGTAGCAGATGCGGCTTCTGGCGCAAAATCTGTTCTCATCGGTGACTTCCGTCGTGGATATATGATCGTTGATCGTGTTGCGCTTTCAGTATTGCGTGACCCATACAGCCAAGCGGCAACGGGCCTTGTCCGTTACATCGCTCGCCGCCGTGTCGGTGGTAAAGTGGTTCTTGCCGAAGCTATGCGCGTTCTGAAACACGCAACTTCATAAAGAGCAAACGAGGGGAGCGTCCACCCGCCCCCCTCACCCTTCTAGGAGTGGATCTATGAAGCAAGTACAAATGATTTACAGCGTGGCTGGTGAAAGCAACGCATCAGGAACCGAAGCCCGAAAATATATGGTGGGCGAGGTTCTGCCTTTAGATAAGCCTTGGCAAAAGAAACTGGCGAAGTCTATGATTGAACGCGGCGCAGCTATTGAGGTGCAGGGCAACGCGGGGCCAGAAGAAACAAAAGCCAAGCGCAAGAAAGCCCCAGCAAAAAAATAAGGGGGCATCATGCCAAGAGATATTAATTCCACAATTAAGACAGCTTTACTTCAACCAGAGGTAAAGCTTTTCTATGCGATTGAATTGAACTTTTATAATCCAAGCACAAGCGCCGCCGCGCCCCTCAGATTTTGGACGGGAGTGGGAACGACAACCCTCAACAGTCAAACCTATTACGGAACAGGAGAGTTATTGCAAATATCTGGCCTTGAGGAAGTGGCTGATTTAAAGGCCACAGGCATCAGTTTGACTTTATCGGGTATCCCTAGCTCAATAGTAACTGCGGCTCTTGCTCACGAATATCACGGGCGTTCAGCATACGTTTACTTTGGGGTGCAGGGAAATGCGAACCTAACTAATATGTTTGAAGGTTATATGGATCAGCTTTTGATACAAGATGGCCCAGAAACATCCACGATCCAAGCAAAGCTTGAAAGTAAGCTTATTGATTTGCAGCGAACAAGGCCATTTAGGTACACTCAGGAAAGCCATGAAACTCTTTACTCAGGGGATACTTTTTTTTCATATGTAGCGGATTTGCAGGATAAAAAAATAGATTGGGGTAAAGGGGTTGAATGAGATACCAACAAGAATTTTTGTCTTCTGTTTATATTGAAATTCAAGCCCTCATTGAGTTGCATTGGGAACAGATCGCTCTCAACAAAGATGAAATCAAGCTTAATCCTGATTGGGATCAATACGAAGCGGCAGAAGCGCAGGGCATTTTAAAGGTTTTTACAGCCCGTGATGAGGGCGTTCTGGTGGGGTATTTTGTGGTCTTGGCCCAAAGGTCAATGCACTACAAAGATCATATCTTTGCTTACAATGATGTTTTATTTTTGCACCCAGACTATCGAAAAGGTTTGGCTGGAATGAAATTGTTGAAGGTAGCGGAGAAATTTTTAAAGCAAGACGGGATTTCTTTGCTGATCGTAAATACCAAGGTTCACAAACCATTTGATGCGCTCCTTGAAAGAATGGGATATACTTATATTGAAAACAATTTTTCAAAAAGGCTGAACTGATGGCGGTAGTAGGGGCGTATGTTTTAAGCGCGGTTGGTGTTACTGGTGCAAGTGCAACGGTAACTTATGCGGTTGGGGTTGCTGTTGTTGCGACAGTTAGTGCGGTAGCGCTCAGTGCAGCACTTGATGATAAGCTTAAAGGGTTGGGAAAAGGTGGAGACTCTAGGGGTCTTACAAACCAGATTGACCCTATTGGAGACTTTGATCTTGTTTATGGCGAAACTCGAAAAGGCGGCCTAATAACTTATGCTGAAGTGAGTTCGGATAACAAATATCTGCACAGATTTTTGGTTCTCGCGGGTCACGAAGTTGATAGTATTGGTGATATTTATATACAAGATGAGGTTGTAAGCTTCGCCTCTGGTTCTGAGGGTTATGTTACTACTGGTGCGAGTGGTACTGATTGGGATCAAAAAATCTATATTAAAAAATTCACAGGTTCGGCTACACAAGATATTTACACTGACCTTCAAGGATTAACCAACAAGCCAACCGATATAACAAGCAGCTTCAAGGGAAGGGGTATTGCTTGCCTATATATCAGGATGGAATACGATGCTGACACGTTCTCAGGGGGTATGCCTTTATTCACCGCAAAGGTTCGCGGTAAAAAGGTCTATGACCCCAGAAAAGACAGCACCAGTAGCGCTTATGATAATTCGTTAGGGGTTAGCACCCATAGAACGAATAACCCTTCTACATGGCAGTTTTCTGACGAGCCAGCGCTTGCCATTAGAGATTATCTTACTTCTGATTTTGGAGTTGGTGCAGAGCATACATCTATTGACGATAATATGATCGCAACAGCGATAGCCGCTTGCGCTACAACGGGCACATCTGGTTCTGAAGAAAACTCTTTCAAGATAAATGGAACTGTCACAACTGGTGGAACCCCGCAACAGAATTTAAATGCGTTTATGACAACGCTCAACGGAACTTTGTTTTATGGCCAAGGCGAGTGGCGTCTTTTAGCTGGGGCTTACACAACCCCAGACGCCTCAGTGAGTGGGTCAAATGCTTTCGGATATGATGACATTGTAAGTGATATAGGGATAGCCACACGCTTTTCGAGGCGCGATACTGTAAACACGGTTAGGGGAACCTTTATAGATGGATCGTCAGAGGGTCGGTTTATAGCGACAGATTATCCAGAGCAGCAAATCCCTAGCCTTTCAGAAGATAACGGGCAGGAGAGCGTTCTTGACCTTACGCTTCCATTAACGACCAATAGCGCAACAGCGCAGCGCCTTGCAAAACAGGTTCTTTTTGTAGGGCGTGAGCAAATATCTATTTCAGCGGCATTTACTCTTGAAAAGGCTTTTGCTGTTCAAGTTGGTGATACAATCGAATTAAGCCTTGATCGTTACGGATGGAGCCAAAAGCAGTTCAAGGTCATGGGCTGGAAGATGAGCGGCCTTGATGGGTCAAACCCAGTTGTAAATCTTAACCTTCAAGAAACATCATCTACAGTTTACCAGTGGTCAGTAAGTGCAGACGAATATCAGGCTATCACTTACAACAATACAAGCCTTGGTGATAATACCGCTGGGCTTGCGATCTCAGGGCTTGCTGCAACAACCGCATCATCTTTACAGACAGATGGAACTGCAATGTCTCGGGTTATCCTTTCGTGGAACGCAGTTTCAAATGCTCAAATAAGGCACTATGAAGTGCAATGGAAGCCAAGCAGTCTTTCAAATTATTCCTCAACGATTGCACCAAACAACGCTATAGAGATCGAACCGCTTACGGCGGGTACAACCTACAATTTCCGCGTTAGGGCTATCACGGTCAACGAGAACGCGGGGGCATACACAACAATCAATGCTATTGCGGTAACAGATACAACCGCGCCCTCAACCCCAAGCGCCCCAACGATAACGGCAGGGATAAAGCAGTTAGAGATTTCATGGCAGGGGTACAGCTTTCCATCTGATTTTGCTTCTATGGAAATCCATCATAGCACCTCAAGCAGCGGCACATATTCTTTGATCGGAACGTCCTCTGGAACTAGCCTAGTTCACAGTGGTCTAACACAGAACACAACACATTATTATAAGCTCAGGGCTAAAGATTTCTCTGGTAATATTTCTGGGTTTAGCGCCGTGGGGAATGGAGCAGTTTTAGCTGATGCTCAAGGTGCAGATGGTCTATCTACATTCCAAGCAACTGTTTACAAAAGATCATCATCTGCAATTACAACAGCACCAAGCGGTGGATCATTTAATTTTGGAACCAATGTTTTAACTCCCCCATCTACATGGTCTAAAAGTATTCCTTCTGGAACAGACCCAATTTATGCGTGTAATTTCCAATTCCAAATCCAAGGCGATACTGGAACTGATACGGCGGGAACGTGGTCTACACCGTATCTTTACGCGGAAAATGGTACGAATGGAGACGATGGGCTATCTACTTTTGTAGCAAGTGTTTTCAAAAGATCATCATCTGCAATTACTCAGGCACCTACTGGTGGGTCTTATAACTTTACAACTAACACTTTGACAGTTCCAAGCGGGGGATGGAGCGATGGCGTTCCATCTGGGTCTGATCCTGTTTACATTTCTAATGCAACCGCAAGCGTTTCTGGGCCAACTGGAACTGATAGCAGCTTAACGTGGTCTGTTCCAGTCAAGTTGGCGGAAGATGGTGCAACTGGACAAACTGGCGCAAGCGGCCTCATTGTAACTTTAAATGGTGCGGAAATTCAAACTAACAATGTAAATCCGCAAACAGCAACTCAAGCTCAATTAGATGCAGCCTTCTTAGCCGCAAATCCATTATTATCTCAGATGAGTGATGTGCCAGAAGACGCAATAGTTTGGGCAAGGTTTGTAAACCCAGCTTTTACAAATGCTACGAGCATGTCATCTGGTACAAGCTATGTAATTGAAGTTTTGGGATCAACGGATTTTACTGCTGTTGGCGCTTCAAGAAATCTTGTTGGCATTCAATTTACTGCAACTGGCGCTGGAACTGGAACTGGAAAAGTTACAACCGCATCTGCAAGGAAATGGGATTACAGCAGTCAAGATTGGTCAGCACACGCTCAAACTTTTGATAGCCCCGCTATATTTTCGCCAACTGTTTTTGCATTAGAAACTTTTTCTCAATTTATAGCGGCTACGGAGATAGTAAGCGATAAGCTCAAGGTAAATTCAGAAGTTAATCTGGAAGATGGGGCAGCATGGAAGGTCGGAAAATCAACTTATGATGAACAGACAAATGGTATATTCTTTGGAAACCCTACTGGAAATCTTGATTTTGCCTTTTCTACTTTTGGGCAAGATGGCAGTGGAGATGATCACGGAGTTTCATTTTCAGATACACAAACAAGGATTACAAATCCTATCATAGAAAAAGATGCAGTAAGCACTGTTTCATCAGGAAATATATCAAGCACTCAAACTATTGTTATAAAGAGTTCTAGCGTTAATCCAAATGCTGTCTCATTAACTGTTAATTCAGTTGGCGGCGGCGCGGGCGGCGCAGCTTCTGTTCAAACTTCATCTCCAACATCAGGGGGTAGAACAAGATACCGTTTGATTTTCAATGGAACAAATCAATCTTATGTAAACGCTACTGGTGGGATAGCAGATGCTGGTACGGGTGTTGATAAATGGCGTGGAGACGATGGGCAAGACAGCGCGTTTGCTTCTGGAGGCGCGGGCGGGGGTAGCGAAAATGACACTGGTGACGCTGGAACTTTAGGCTCTGGCGGCGGCGGCGGTGCTGGAAATCCTCCCGATTGGAACCAATCATCAGTAAAAGGCGGCGCTGGTGGCGGTGCGGGCGTTCATGTTACCAACACATATGACATTTCAAGCTATAGCACCGTTTCAATAGAAATTACTGAAATCGGAAATGTTACCAATACTAGCGAAGGAAATAAGGGCGTTGGGAGTAGGGGAGATGGAGGTGATGGCGGTAATGGGCTTGTAAAATATACGGTTGAAACCAGCGGTTCTGAGCCAGTTATATTAAACACTCAAGTAGACTTGAATGCTATGTTTAACGCTTCTTCTACAGATGGGTATTTTAATCACCCATCTGGAATGCAGCTAAGATGGGGAACACTTTTAAGCAATACAGACGGAGATCAAACGGTTACATTTCCAACGCCATTTACCAATAACGGGTTGGTCGGAGTTGTCGGCGCTGAAAGTCTTGTCACATCCGTGACTAGGACAAATTTTGTTTGCAATAGAGATAACAGCTACAGTGGTAGCTTTAATATGTTTTACATAATGATAGGATATTAACTGCCTGATTGATGTAAAACCTAAACTATCAAAGTTTGCTACATTGCCTTTGGGAATTGATGGGTATCCAGAGAATTTTCGGCTTTAAAATCCAATGTGGTCGAACCAGCCTTACTGATTTACTACCAAGTGACTTTGTGGTAGGTTGCAGTGGCATATGCTAATATAAACTTCGGAGGCCGATCATGGCAACTTTTAATAAAGTGAACGATTTTGTAGTAAACGCCGTTCATAATATGGACTTACAGACAGATCAAATTATTGTAGCTCTGTCTAATACAGCACCAGCATCAGAAAGCCCAAATCCCGCCTCTGATGGAAACGGTATTTTGGCGAATGTAACTCAGGTTTCTTATTCTAATTTATCTTCGCGCAACGTAACTACGTCATCATCTACGCAAACTGGTGGTACATACAAGCTAGTATTGGCTGATATTACGCTTACATCTTCTGGTGGCTCAACAGGCCCATTTCGGTATGTTTACATATATAACGATACAGTAACTGCCCCCGCTGATCCTTTGATCGGTTATTATGATTACGGTTCATCACTAACGCTTAACGATGGCGATAGCCTTACAGTGGACTTCTCTGCTGCAAATGGTGTTTTGCAAATCGCTTAATGAGGTGTTGAAATGGTCGTACTGGCGAACAGAGTAAAGGTTGAGACATCAACAACAGGTACTGGCACTATAACTCTTGGT